ATGTTTCAAAAATTTTTATTGTTTCCTCTTTTAACGGCTTTTTTGTTGTGCGGAGCTTCCGCCCGCTCCGAGGTATTGAAAACGGTAGATATTGCACCAGAATCCTGCGAAGATGTGCTGACCGCTTACTTGAAGCGGGCGGATACTGTGTTGCTGGTATGTGTATATGAAGCGCGATTTTCTCCGAGAGCTGTCAGGAAAGGCGTTCTATGGGACAAGGACTATCAGTGCCGCATTGTCCAGACCTTGCGGGGGAAGGTTCCCATGGGGGGCCTGCTGGTTCTGCACAAGAAGGCGGAGAGTCTGCCTGACGCAGGAGTAGTGAGGACAGAGGGGGATAATCGTTTTATATCCGCCCTGGTGCCGGGAACGTTGTGGTATGTATTCCTGGATTCGCGTAAGCTGAAGAACTTGGGAAACAACAGTTGTGAATATTCGCTGGATACGATGTGGCTTAATCCTCTCTCCTGGTCTGACCGGGAAGGGCTAGCGGCTTTTAGAAAGCTGGTGCGCGTAGAAGAAGGTCGTATTACTGAAGAATCGGAAGCTGCCCGTTTCCAGCCGGAATCCGGCGAGTAATTCGGTCTTCCCTTCTTGCTTCGACTTAATTTGAATCATCCCCGCTCATGAAATATGAGCGGGGCTTTTTATTGCGGATTTTCAACTTGGTGCCTTTGCACATCTTCAATTAAAATCCCTTGGAAAGATGGCTCTGTACTTGTTGTTGCTTTTTCGTCAAGGAAAGTATCTTTGTCGTAGTCATAGACGACAACGGCGTAGTTAATTGCCTTATTGCCAAGAGCATTTTTTCCTCGAAATGCTTCTTGAAGTATGAGTTGTCCAAGGTCTGTTTTTTTCTTACCCTTTTTGAATTTACAGGTTAATGAAACATGCTCAAATGAGGCTGGATCGTGAAGGGTAGGTTTAATGAGGGATTCTAGGAGAGGGAACCTGTAAGTTCCTTCTCCAGACATGATGTTCAGAAACCTTTTTTTAAAAACAAAGAATGCTTGCTCTCTTTGCGAGAACGCGGCAAGGCAACTTTTCTCAGACAGTCGCCGGTCGGAAGCTCGTGGATCGTCATTTTGCTTTTGATGTTCCGCTTTGATATGAAGATTCAGAAGTTCTTCTCGTTCTTCTTCCGTTATTTTCAAGTGGAGGATATCATTTTTCGTATAAATTCCAGTCGCCGCTTGATACTTTCTGGCCATAAGGCATGGTGGAAATGCTGGTTCTTTGTATGGTTCGTCTATAGGAGCATCTGCTTCTTTTTTCTTAACCTCTGTTAGTCCATGAAGCCTTGACGGCTTCATGAATTCCTCCTTTAAAACTTCTGGTTGTAAATCATTTACTTCTAGATTTTTTTGATCCTCAATTGCGTCAGTTCTAAATGTTTCGGAAGTATGGTTTTGTTGAGGATTTTCATGTGTCGCCCCTTTGTTGACCGTCTCTGCAAGGGGACTCACAGAGTCCATAAAAATCATAATGGGAATGATCAGTATGAAGCCAAAGAGGGAAAGACTTGATAGAATAAGTCCGATCAAAGATGGCACTTTTCCGTATCCTGCTTGTTGATTTGCTTTCTTGATGCCTTTGATTCCGCAAATGAGTCCAGCTATGGAAGGAATCAAAAAGGGGAAAAGAGGGATGGAGGAAATACTTAAAAAGAGAGATATTTTACTTGCCTTGTTAGAATACTGAACATTCATGAGATATAGCGTAGCAACTCCCAAAATGTATCAGAATATTATGCCGGATTTCAAATAAAAAGCCCCTCTCTGCTTATGATGCAAAGCAGAGAGGGGTGGAGTTACCAATCCAGTAAGTTAATGATCTTCCCCTTGGGTAGTAGTCGTCTGATGCAGCGGATTGCTGCTCGGAGCATTTCCTTCTCCGATAACGACGGGCGAGGTGGTGTCTGTGTTGAAGGAATGACTTTTCTTTTTACTCACGTGAAGAGAGGTAATTTCAGTTCTCATTTCTTCGTTGGAGGCAGCATATTCCACAGCCAGGGAACAATAAGCCGTAACAGTCAGTCCCAGTCTGTAGGCTTCTTGGTGGACTAAATCCTGAATATTGGGTTCAAGGGTAATAAACATCTTTCCGAGATTTTCTACAAATGGAAGATCTTCTAATTCTTGATGCTCATTAGAAAATATTTGTGGAATTAGGTTCATAAGAGCCAGTTTTGTTTTTGCAGAAATAGGTTTTTTACTCATTTGTGCTCTGAGTGATTGTCCTTTCAAACCTAGTTTTGTCGCAAGTTTTTCTTGAGTATATTTATTGTCTTTGAGCCATGCTCGGACTTTTTCTCTGATTTTGTCGTCTGTCATCTCATGCATGGATGTAGTGTAGCCTAAAAATCAACACATAGCAAGACATTTGAGAATGGCAGTGGATAAAAAGACCACAAATGTATTGACTCGTGGTCAAAAAATCTACATAGTCGGGGCATGCAACCGAAAAAAGAAATAGTCCCATACGAAGCAAGCCAGCGAAGCAACGAAGCAAACGCGTTTGTACTTAGCGTCGCCGCCGAAAAAAATATCACTCCGCAAGATGCCTTGGCTCTCATTGTGGAAACCGTTGCCCGTGGCAAAAAGAACGTTACCCGGAACACCAACGCTAAGAAGGAGGAGGTAGAAGCATGAGTGATTTTCATTCTTACATGAATGATATTGTGCCTGGGTTTGCTCGCGACGCATACCAGGCTGCAAGCTGGGATCCTGAAAAAAGAGGAGAGGAATTTAGGAAAGCGTATGCTCAGGAAGTCATCAAATTCCGTGATGAATTATATGCGTTGGCTGAAGGGCATCCTGAACGCATGGAAGAAGTAGATGAATTTTTTGAAGAGTTCCGTGCCGGTTATCTTGAACGTGCAAACATTTTGTTGAGGGCTATTTCTCGGACGGCATCTTCCGCAGTTGTTGGACGTTCCAATTTCCCTGTTCGACAGAATGAGAAGCGTCTCCAATCAGAACAGAAATGGAGAGTCGAATATATCAAATATCCCGCAAATCGAATGGCCTGCTTCAAGCGTCATTGGGGAATACGAAAAAGTACAGCTATCAGGACTGAGGATGATGATGCCGTTATCCGCATGGAGGCAAAAATCAAGAAGATGGAAGCCATTCAGGAACGCATGAAAAGAGTGAATGCTATTATCCGGAAGGCGAAGGGAAATGACAATCAGGCCAGAGAGGAAATCAGCAAGGAATTCCCGAAGTTATCACACAAGGAAATAACCCTCCTTTTAATGAAAAATCCTAACAGGGGCCAATTCCGGAAGGGGTATCAGGCTTATGAAATGAGCAACAACAACGCCAACATCAAAAGATGCCGGGAACGTTTGGCGAAGTTGAAACGCGCCAAGGAAACCCAAGACCAAGAATTTGCGTGCCAGGATGATATCTCCGTAGAGATATCCCATTCCGAGAATCGGGTGAAAATCTTTTATCCTGATAAACCGGATTTAGAGACACGGCAGAACTTGAAGTCTTCCGGATTCCGTTGGGCTCCATCTGAGGGCTGCTGGAAGGGATATGTAAACAGAAACACATTAAACTTTGTGAAACCCATTGTGGCCGCCTCTATGGCCTCCAAGCCCGCTATTTGATTATGTACGAAGAAACAGACATTTTGACCAGCGCGGATCTTGTGAAAGAGTTCCCCAAAACATTCAGAACACAAAATTCCGTCGCTTATATGGTTCGGAAGCAAGGGCTGCCACACCGCCGTTTATCTGCCAGGAAGATTCAGTTTTCCCGAATAGCTATAAAGTCGTGGCTTGCATCAAAGGAATTTGGAAAGACGAAAAGCAAGGCAGCTTCCAAGATTATATTTTAACCATCAGATAATAAAACGATATGAATAACGATTTCGATGAAGAGATGGGGCGAATTTGGCTGAATGAGCAATGGATGAACCACGAACAGGCAACCGATTATTTAGAGAGTTTGCGCGAACAGGTCAGCGATCTGGAAGAAGACCTCTTTGAATGGCCCGGACCTCTTAAAGGATCTTCCAACCCGGACGGTCACCGAGACGAATGATCTTAATTCCAAATCAGTCATGAAGAAAAAATATAAATCTCCCTACAAGGCGCTGAACCCTAAAACTCGGTTTGAGTGCAGTCTTTCCCCACAAAAAACACACGTCAAAATAGATGGATTCTACGGCGAATCCTATTGCGAAGAAGACCCCATGAGGCCCGCCCGCGGAATTGTCCAAAGCCTGGTTTTCTCTGCGTTGCTGGTGGTAATCGGAACCATTGCTTGGTTCGTTTGGCGCGCAAGTTTTTGACGGTTTATCAAACCGTTCCGCTCTCCACGGATTGGAGAAAGTAATAACAAACAGAAAAACAATACAATGGACAATACAACCGAAGATAATCATACGCAAAACGGCACGCCGGAAGAAGGCTGCTGCTGCGATACCGCCGAACAAGCACCCGTTACTGTGGAGATGATCGAAGAAGCTTTTGAGTATCTGAATAACATGGTGAACCGATGCCAGACCCCCGTGTTGGCGCATATACTCATTGAGAAAGGAGACCGTGTAGACGGAAAGAGCACCACCTGTGAAGCTGTTGTGGAAATGTCCGGACCAAAAGGTACGGAATGGCTCGCGGCTCGCGGTTATATCTTTGCTTCCGGAAATTGTTTCTCCGGCAATCCCGAAACTATCTCCCAAGGTGTGAAGCTCGCTTTTAAGGAGGCTCATAAGAGAGTTGGCACGAACCCCATTGTGACCGTGCTCGAAATCGCTGGCTGCGAGTGCAAAGAATGCCAAGACTGATTCAGTTGGCTGGGGTCGGCGGCCACCGATCCCCAGCCCGTTACAACAAACCCGTCGAAAGATTATGAGTAACACAAAACCTTATAAACCAAAATACGAGGACAGACAAGGACAACAGGCCCTTACCCTGTCAACCCCGAAAGAGCTTGCTGGCTTTTTAACCAGGTCAAAAACCTCCATTGCCGCCGCTCTGCCGGCCCATCTCAACCCGGACCGTATGATTCGTCTCGCGGTAACTTGCTTTTCACAAAACCCAGCCTTGCAGCGGTGTTCCGCTGTAAGTATCTTTTCCAGCTTGCTCATTGCCTCCCAGCTTGGGCTTGAGCCGGGAGTAGCCGGGCAGGGATATCTTATCCCCTACAAAGGTAAGTGCACCTTTGTTCCCGGCTGGCAGGGCCTTGTAGGACTGCTCAACAACACGGGCAGGGCTACCGCCTGGACGGGGGTAGTTTACGAGGGCGACCAGTTCCAATTTGAGCTTGGAGCCTATCCTATCCTCCGCCACATCCCCGGCATCAACTACGGGGATGAGAACAAAATGACATGGGCCTATGCCTGCGCCCGGGTTAACGGAGCGGAAACCCCTGTCATTGAGGCATGGCCCATGGAACGCATCTGGCGCCACAGAGACGCACACAACGAGGTCGGAGAAAAGCATTACTCCTACAAAAACCGCGAAATGTACGCCCGCAAGGTGGTTCTGCTGCAAGTTCTCAAATACATGCCGAAAAGTGTGGAAGTGGCAAATGCCATTGAAGTCTCCCATGCCGCGGAAACGGGACGTGTCGTCAAAATCGACGACGGCGTTGTCATTGACGGCGAAATTGTATCGAAAGATGACCCCGGCATAGATGACTACCCGTTAGACCGTCAAGACCCGACCCCGATGCCGGAACCGGCCCCAGCCTCCGAACCCTCCACCACAAACCTCCTTTAAACGCCATGAGCGAACAACTTGTAATTATCCCCCTGAATGTGAGCGCCAAAGGCGAAGTGCTCTCTTCCAATCTTGCCGAATTCCGCGCCTCCGTCAAAACCGTCCTGGACAGTATCAGCCTCACCCCCGAAACCGATGAAGAATTCGGACTTGCTGAACAAAACGTCAAAATGCTCAAAGGAGCTGAAGATACTGTCAAGGCGGCCAGGGAAAAAGCCCTGAAGGATGCCGAGAGCCTCCATGAATTCTTTGCCGCGCTAGACGAATCCAGTGAAGAAATCCGGCAGGCACGGCTTACCCTGGAAAAGAAGATCGCCGGGGAGAAAGAGAAAATCCGCAACAAGCTGATCGATGACGCCCTTGACCGCCTGGAATGCGCTCCCCATTTGCGGAAGAAAGTATTTGGCGGCACAATGGCGGAAGCCATCAAAAGCAAGCGCACCATTAAAAGCATTGAGGCCGCGCTTGATGCCGCCGTGGCAAAAGCAAACAAAGACATCACAACCAATCGTGAAATCATTTGTGAATTCATTGATTTGTACGGTGGCAACCTCGTGTTGGACGAAGACGAACTTGAAACGAAATCCACTATCTATGTTGAGGCTGAGCTGCGTCGCCGTCAGGATGTTGCCAAAGCCGCCGCAGAACGCGCCAGACTGGAGGAAGAGGCCCGAAAGGCACGGGAAGAAGCTCAACGGGCAAAAGCGGAATTGGAAGAACAGGGCAAACCTCCTGTCCCTCCGGCCCCCGCCTCCATCAACATGACCGCGTTTGACCAGGAACCGGTACAGGCTCCTGCAACATTCCCGGCTCCAAAGAGCGAATCAGAAGAATGGAGGCAATTCCAGGAATCCGTTTTTGAAGCCTTTGCAAAACTCAAGGATGCCCGAGAGAAGCTTACTCACCCCGCCAACAAAAGCCGCGTTGCCTATTTTGCTCAAGCCGTCAACGAGGCCTGGAAAGCCTGCATAGCGGAAGGAGGTGAGAAATGAAAATCTGGCCCTCCATGGAACAACGTTCGGAAGCTTGGTTCCGTGCCCGTGCCGGCCGTCTGACAGCCAGCAATTTTCACCGGGTTTTAACTCCCTCGGGAAAAGACTCTTCCCAATGGCGAGAACTTGCCATTGAAATGTGTTGCAGCCGCATCCGTCCTGATGAAATACAGTGGGAAGGAAACCGCCACACGGACCGCGGGGAAGAACTGGAACCGGAAGCGCGGGAAGAATTCAGCCGAATCATGGGGCTGGAAGTGGAACAGGTGGGATTTATCGTCCAAGACAATGAACTGGTGGGCTGCTCCCCTGACGGCATGATCAAGATCAATGGTCAGTACGCGGCGGGTGTGGAGCTGAAATGCCCTCTTGCAAAAAATCACGCGGAATACCTGCTGGACGGCGTATTACCCGGCCAATACAAGGCGCAGGTACACGGTTCCATGATTGTGACTGGATTGCCCTACTGGTACTTCATGAGCTACTGCCGGCGTCTCAAGCCCCTGATTTTACGGGTGGAGAGAGACAGCTATACCGACACGCTACAAGATGCCCTTGAACGGTTTATCATTTATTACGCGGACGTTTATAAGCGCATCATGCCTATCCTTTCCGAAGGGCAGAAGGACGCATGAGGATGTCATTTGAATTCATAAATTAAACATTAACTAACAATATTATGCAAAAAATAAAAAAAGTCTATCTGGTCCCTTCTATGGGAGAAAATATTCTGGCCTTCACCAATTTTTCCGGGGCCTGGGAAAACGTCTGCCAGCACCCTGACCGACGCGTTTACACGGTCAAGGGGAAACTAGCTGCCCGTTACGCCCCTCTGCAGGTTCGTCCTTCCGTCCTGACGGCGTGCGAGAGTGTTCCAAAAGATCCCCACATGGAGAAGCTGAAAGGAGAGATTGATGCCGTAGCCTGTGCTATCGTGGAATCCTGCAACCTCAAGAAGTACGACAAAATCCGACAGGAAGCCATAGAAGCGTTAGTACCCCTGTCCTTAAGTTTTTCTGTAAAAGTGGATTATCAGAAATTCCGGGCCGATGCCAGCATGAGCGGAAGCATCAAAGTGAAGGGAGAAGGTGTAGCCCTCCTTCCGGATGATTGCCAGCCGGAATTCAATTTTGATGAAGATGAAAATGAGGAAGGAGGCGAAATATGAAGATTTTCCTCCCCATCGTCCCGCCGAAGACAACACACCATTCAAAGAAGATTGTCCGCATAGGAAAGTTTCACAAACTTGCCGACAAGCCGGAGTTGACGGAGGTCATTAGTGACTACATGTCTCTATTACAGCCCTATGCTCCCCCTCGTCCCCTCTCCGGACCAATCATTCTGAACCTGGAATTTGTATTTCCTTGGCGAAAGTCGGAACCGAAGCGGAACCGCATTTTAGGAAAGATCCCGATGACATCCAAACCGGACAGGGACAACATGGAAAAGACTCTCAACGATGTGATGACCAAGCTTGGCTTTTGGACGGACGATGCACAAATCTTTGACGGTCGAACATCCAAATATTGGGGCGATAACGTCGGAATAACCATCGAATTTGCAGAATGGAGACCAACCAAATGAAGACCATACCGCGAGAATTCAACAAGCATGGCTATTCTTACACGCTTGTCACACGTATCGGAGATATTGCCATTTACAGTCAGGAAAAGGAATCACACCGGAATTTTGAGGTCATGGTTATTCGAAAGCGCAAATCTGACAATGACTTTGCCGGAACAAAGGCTGGTGATGAATACATGCCAAGTCCTGAAGAGTGGGGAATTTATGGATGGACATTGACCACATACGAGGAAGCCATTCGGAAAGCGAAAACATGGTTACAAAAAGGAGTTCCCGACTATGAAAGCAGATGAAGAAGACAAGCTGTTTCATACTGACGGCGCTTGGTGGACTTTTTTGAAATCCGGGAAGTGGAATGGAGAAAACGACTACACCCTTTTTGTGGAATTTGTGGATTTGATGTTCACGGCTCTTACACAAGGAAAAGTCGATTGGGAAAAACGTCCTATGTTCATAAAAGATCAGGACGAGAAAATAGCCCGAATTCAGAAGTCCATGATTCTTTTGGGAAATGAGATGGAACGTCATCCATTTTCCGATATTCTTGGTTCTCTTCATCAGGAGCTTTCAAGTTTGAGCCACCGTAGTTCCTTGGGTTCGTTTTATACTCCGGATTCGGTTTGCCAAATGTGCGCGGGAACTGTCAACTCTGCCGATTTGCGGAGAAAGATTGAGAATGGGAAAACCGTCTCGATTCTTGACCCTGCTTGTGGTTCTGCGCGGATGCCGCTTGCTATGGCGGCCGAGCTTGAAGACGTGCGTAATCGCCTACGCATAACCTGCGTAGATATTGAACTTTTGGCATGTAAAATGGCCTATGTCAACCTTGCTTTTTGGGACATTCCGGCAACGATCATACATGGAGATACCTTGAGATGCAAAGAATGGGGAACTTGGAAAACTCCATCTTTAATTATTGCCGAACAAGAAGAAAAGTTCAGGCAAAAGTGGGAAGCCATTATTGACTTCTTTAAATTTCAACAAGAACAATTCTCTTCCAATGTGGGAGAATTGAAACAAATGGAACTTCAATTTAACTAAAATGAAAGATATTAAATGCCCGCTGTGCAAAGAAAAATTAGAGCAATTTAACGTATTGCGAGATGGAACACTCGTGGAAGTTGGTTGCCACAAATGCAAATGGTCAACACATCCAAATTCCCCGGAAGAAGCCTGGAAGGAAGTTGAAGAATTTATATCCCTGTTCCCTCCATTTATGCGAGTAAATCAGGGAGACAATATCAAGTTGGATTTTGAAGACGATATTTTAACTGTCATTGGTAAAGATACCGACCGCTGTAAAATCTATCTTGAGGATTGCAATGGAAATACAGAGATAGCCACGCCGGATGACGTGGAACAATGGCCCTGGGAGCTTAACAGGAAGGAGGGCCAGCAATGATGCAGAACACATTTTATTGGGAGGCCGCCCGGTACATATCCGTGGCGATCATACCCGGTGCGGGGGCAAGGTATTTCACTTACGCCAACGAATCTGACGCACGCCGCCATGAAACCAGCATGAGGGAGTGGCACGGCTCCCAGGGAAGTTTCACATATTACACCATCCGAGACGCCGGGAACATCCTGCGGGCGGCGGAACATTGGACCATGTGTCGGGATTGTAAACGATGCCGACCCTCCCGGCCCCATCTCCGCCAACCGGGGAAGCAGCATGAATGCGACCTCCTGGGAACGGATGGGCACTGGTACGTGGACCCGGAGAAGGACGGCTGCACCTGGGGAACCAGAAGGGAGGAAGAACACAAACCGGAAACCAACAGCAATGATTAACATCCTCTTATCCGTCAGGCGGCCTTTCTCCGGGAAAATTCTGTCCGGGGAAAAGAGATGGGAGTTGCGGAAAAACGTACCGCGCTTAAAAAAAGGCGACTCCGTAACGCTGTGGCTCTACGAGTCCGGGAAAGACGGAAAACGGGCCATCATCGGCAAGTGCCGGATGGTTTCCTATGTGTACATGCGCCACATGCCATTCGGGAAAGCTCTTGGATTATTCATCAAAGATGCTTGCGTCTCTAAAACTCGCCTGCGGACCTATCTCCCCTGCTACGCCTGGGGAGTCCAGGACCCCGTGAGGCTCCCCGCCGCCGTGCCCCTGTCTGATATTGGACTGACCCGGCCGCCGCAGAGCTGGCAGTATATCACGAACGAGCAAGCGGCGATACTGGAAAGGAGGCTCGCATGAAAATGACGCCTGAACAGAAAGCTTTTTACGAATACGGGCGCGCTCGCGCTTGGCTCAAAGCGCACAGATTAAAAGAGTTGCTTGTTGATGTGCCCGATATGGGGCTTTCCTTTTGGCATATGCAGCGCAACATGTGCGGATTAAATGCACTCATCCGCGACGCATGGCAGAAGCGGGCCGCGTGCCGGGTGTGGCAGGTTAAAGAGAGGTACTGTGGGAATTGTAAATATTCAGACTATTCTGAATGGGATGTTCCATGTTGCGAATGCTCTCATGCCAATATCGCAGAAATCATGGACCGCTGGGAACCGAGAAAGGAAGGGGAATCATGAAATACCTCTTTGACCTGCCACCCCGTGATCATGCACGGAAACCCTATGCCGCGGGACTGCCCCCGGAAGTGGATGCCTGGGCCAAGGCCAACAAGCACCGTATCGGAACGTATCGATCTTGGTGCAGGCCGCAATATTCCGTTTTTATCGGGAATGTCGATATGCTCCAGGAATTGTGCAACCTGTATGATGACTATGGGTTTATTGCCTACGGCAACACCAAGGGCGCTGCCGTTCAGCAACTTTACAACAATCTCCAAATGCGAAAAGCCACCGTGGAAGATGCCCTGCGTTTCCTGCTGGGCTATCTCCATGCCGATGACGTTAAAAAATATGCCGCGACTTTTGGCCTGGAAGAGGCGGCGGACGCCGCGGGGGAAAATCCGGGTAGGAATCCTCATAACTCATTGGAAAACGTCAAGGCGCCGTGGGGGAAAACCATGGCGGACGGAAAGGAGGACAAAAGCGAATGAATCTCCTGTACATTGACCTGTTTTGCGGAGCAGGCGGAGTGACGACGGGCATTTCTCAGGTTCCCGGTGTGCATGTCGTGGCCTGCGTGAACCACGATGCCGATGCGATTGCCTCCCACGCCGCCAACCACCCGCGCACCCTCCACTACACCGAGGACATCAGGACTCTGGACACCGCGCCGATGGTCTCACGGCTGGAAACGATGCGGGCACGGTATCCGTGGGCGAAAACCGTCCTTTGGGCCTCCTGCGAATGTACCAATTTCAGTAGGGCGAAGGGAGGCAAGCCGCGTGATCCTGACAGTAGAAGCCTCGCGGAGCACCTTTACCGTTACATTGAAGCTCTTGAACCGGACTACATCCAGATTGAAAATGTGACCGAATTCCTCGAATGGGGGCCGTTAATTGAACAGGACGGCCAACTGATGCCGGATCCCGACCGGAAAGGAGACTCTTTCCGCGAGTGGTTCTCCCACATTGAAGGGATGGGCTACAAGGGCGGTTGGCGCATCTTCAATTCCGCCGACTTCGGGGCGTACACCTCCCGAACCCGCTTGTTCATCCAATTCGCCCGGATCGGCTTTGCCCTGGCATGGCCGAAGCCGACCCACCGGCGCGAAAACTGGAAAGCCTGCCGGGAAGTTCTGGACCTTACCGATTTTGGAAAATCCATTTTCACGAGGAAGAAGCCTCTTTGCGACAATACGCTGCGGAGGCTTACTGAGGGAATCAGGAAGTTTGCGAATCCTCAATTCGTCTTCCGCTACATGACTGGCCCGGGGCATGTACACTCCCCGGAGAAACCTTGTGTCACCCTGTGTACGCAGAAGAACCTGTATCTGGCTGCCGGAAAGTTCATGACCAGATACTTTTCCGGCAAGGGGCACAACACTTCCCTGGACGGCCCCTGCGGAACTCTGACAACCATTCCCCACCAGTACCCCGTTACGGTAACTTTCATGGACAACTACTTCGGCAACGGATATCCTACCTCCATTGACGAACCGTGCGGAACTCTTTGTACCAAGCAGCAACGGTTCCCCGTCACGGCAGTCTTCCTGGCAAACTACTATTCCGGAGGCGGCCAGCTTGCCAGCACGGAATCCCCGTGCCCGACGCTGACGACCAACCCCAAGCCCCGCGTGGTCCGCTGCCAGTTCCTGGACCAGCAATACAGCCAGAGCGGCCCGGCATCCCTGGATTGTCCGTTTCCTACCATCACGACCAACCTCCATCACGGAGTTGTTACGGCATCCTACATCCGCGCCATGATGCGCCCCAGGGCCAAGGGACTTGTCCATTCCGTGGACGAGCCCATGAAGACCCTGCTGACGAGGGATTATTTTTACCTGGACACCTGTCGGTATTCCTACATGGGATGCCCGGTTTACAACCAGCCCGCCCCCGGAGACACGGCAGCCATGCTTGAACTCAAGTCAGCCATGCGGGAACGGGGGATTGCCGACATCTACATGCGCCCAATCAGCGTCCGGGAAAGTCTGCGGGTCATGGGATTCCCCGAGGACTACCGCCTTTGCGGCACGCAGACCCAACAGCGAAAATGGATTGGAAATGCCGTTGAGGTGAAAATGGCCCGGAACATGGCCCAGGCATTGGCCGATTCCATGCCCGGCGCCGTGGAAGTTCACGGCAGGCAAATGGCTTTTGAATTCAGAAAGGAGACAGCATGAAAGACTGGACCGGCAACAACCGAACCCTTGGCGCCACGCTGGGCGCATCCAGTCACACCACCGAGAATCGGCAACGGGAAGATTATTACGCCACCGATCCGGACATGGTGAGAGATTTACTCAATGCCGGCGCGCCCCTCCGGCAACGTGTATGGGAACCAGCCTGCGGAGCTGGTCATATCGTCAATGTCCTGCGGGAGCGGGGGCATGAAGTCTGTGCAACCGACATTGTTGACCGTGGATGTCCTGATTCCTGCGTACAAGATTTCTTGTGGGAGTTCGACGATGGCGAGATAGGAGACGTGGATATTATGACCAATCCTCCCTACGCCACAGCCCTTGAATTTGTCGAGCGTGCGCTTGCCTGCGTCAAGAACGGAGCCAATGTCTGGATGCTTCTCCGGCTTCAATTTTTGGAGGGCAAGGCCCGGCGCCGTCTATATGACGTGGCGCCGCCCGCGGACGTGTGGGTATTCAGCGAGCGGCGGACCTGCGCCAAGAACGGGGATTTTTCCAAAACCGAAGGCGGCGCCATTGCCTACGCTTGGTTTCACTGGGTCAAAGGATATAACAATCAAACTATTGTGAAGTGGTTATGAGAGCCGTCCTTAGATATCTTGGAGCGAAAAATAGAATTGCCCCATGGATTATCCGTCATTTTCCGGACCATACCTGCTACGTAGAACCGTTCTGTGGAAGTTTGGGTATCCTGTTCAACAAAGTACCGGCCCAGGTGGAAATCTGCAATGATAAGGATAGCGAGATTGTTAATCTGTTCCGCGTACTCCGAAGTGCGGATGCCTCTAAGCTGATTGAGGCGGTTATATTGACTCCCTACAGCCGTGATGAGCTGCGAGACTCCGCTCCTGCAGGTGATGCCGTGGAGCGTGCTCGGCGTTTGCTGGTGCGGTCTTGGATGGGGATTGCCAGCGACTCCTATCGTACTGGCTGTTCCGGCTTACGAGTAAGCCGGAACAGAATACCATCCGCTGCTGCAGATTGGTGCCGCTTACCAGAAACCCTGTGGCTAGCTGTACAACGTCTGAAGCACGTTCATGTCGAGAATCGGGATGCTTTGGACGTTTTGAAGGCCCATGATGGCCTCGGTACCCTTCATTATATTGATCCTCCTTATCTGGCCACCACTCGGACGCGAACAGGAAAATACACGCATGAATACACAGAGGACGATCACAGGAGATTACTTAATGCCTTGCTTACCTTGCAAGGAAAGGTGGTCTTGTCCGGTTATGACAACGATCTTTACAATTCCATGCTACTTGGGTGGAACAAGGCATCCTGCAACACTCTTTCCAACATGAGTAAACGGCGTCAGGAAGTGCTTTGGATGAATTATAATCCTCAACTGACACTTTTTTAATTATGGCAAATAAATCTACAGGAGCTTTAAAATATTACGCAATAGACGTTAACATGCGGTCTGCTCTTGCTGAACACGGCGAGGCTTGCGTAGGACGTTGCGCGTTGCTTTGCCTCTATTGTGCAGAGCAGGTCAATGGGGGGATTATTCTGGATTGTGGAACATGGAATGCCCGGCAATGGATGATCCGTGTCGGATTGGAGGGTAGGCCAGAAGATGTACCAGGGCTTTACCATTGGGAAGGAGACAACCTCGTGGTAGAAACCTACAACAAGGAAGCTGAAGAGAAAGCCTTGAACCACCGGCGCGGCGGAAAGAAGGCCGCAGAAGCCAGGTGGGGTAAGAAAGAAGATGAAAGCGGTATTACGGAATGCAATGACCTTTCTAATACAGAGAGTAATGCAAAACGCATACCACAATGCAATGCAGATAGTAATGCGGACTGCATTACACCCGGCAATGCTAAGGAAAGGAAAGGAGAGGAAAGGAATATAGGGAGAGAAACTACTACGGTGGACAGTACACCGTGGGAAGATGTTCCTCCACCGCCTCCTGTCTTTTCCTCTCCCTCGCGGCCTCGGATTGCTGACAATCATCCTGCAGCAGATCCCAGGGCATGGCAGTTCATTGTGGCATGTTTACAGGTCAATCCTGTGTGGAGCAAGACGATGCCAACTGCCCAAGAACAGGGGATAGCTCTGGAAGCCTGGGAAAGCTGCAAGGGAAGTGTGACCCCCAAAGATATTCGGCTTTTGCAAGCTTACTATGCTTCGGACCTAGACTCCGACAGAAAAGGAAAACCGTTTTGGAGGCCCGATTCCAGAAGCAGATTTTGGGAGAAGTTCAACGATGTGCTTACACACGCCACACGATGGGCAAAGGAAACACGTTGGAAGCCCAAGACACAACAGGCCACAAAGTCAAAGGATGAACCCACGGATGCCGTCAGCGCAGAAAATAGCTTATCCATTGAAGAAGCTTTGAAAGCTCTGCATGACCCAAATTGGAACCCCAACGAAAATATGCATGAAAAGAAGTAAAAGCCTTATCAACGAACGAATTAACATGGCTCTGTTTTACATGGAGCAAGGAAGCTCCAAGCAAGATGCCTGTTTGGCTGCGGGAATCACGGCAGAAAACCTTGCTTATTACACTCGCCGGGATCCTGTATTGAAGAGGAAGGTTGACCTGGCAATGTCCAAGGGAGGATTTAGAGCTTCAAATGGTTCCTTTTTTACACGTAAGCCCCCTCCTGGACGTAAAAAGAATGTCAGTTTATCCGAGATACAGCGGAAATGTGACGAAAGGTTGTCAGATGAATAATGAAACGCCGTCCCGTAAAAAGGGCGGCGTTTCTCTTGACTTCGTGGAATGCTTGAGGTAACTACTCCGCAGAACGGTTTAGTCGCCGTTTTGTGTGTGGCGGCTTCCGGGGGCAGTTTGCTGCCGGGAGCCGTCATTGCACATCATTTGGCATGGGCCTGCTGAACCTCCTTTGTGGGAGTGTCACTATTCAGGCAGTCAATCCATTCACTTTCTTTGCCGGTGCGTTTAAATGCCCGAACCGTTTCCTTGTTTGAGTCGGCAATGATGATTGTTTCAATCCATTCTCCCTTCTCTACGCAGTGATCTCGGGCCGCTGCAATAGCATTTTCAATGGAGGTTGTCGCGGAGGTTGAGCTGTTGCCGTTGTTGCTTGTCGCAATCCACCTGTATTCGTTGTTCATTGTTTAGTCGTGTTTTGTGTTAATGCCGGAATTTTATATCCGGCATTGAAAGTATGTTTAACCTGATAATAGACAACAAGCATTTTCTTCAAAATTCGTCATATTTATTCAAAATATAATTCCTGATAATTTTTTGATTGCGCTCTATAGTCAGTTTCCTTTCAACATAAGTATGAAACGTCTTGATGTTGAAGAAAAGGCCAGGGTTATTTTATCAGGAGTGCCGGTATTCTGTCGCTACGATGAAATACGGAAAGTAGCTGACTTGAAGGAAAATCCGGATAATCCGAACCGTCATCCTGATACGCAGATTGAACGACTGGCTGAAGTTATCAGGCTGGCCGGATGGAGAGCTCCTATTACTGTTTCTGACCTTTCCGGTATGATCGTCAAGGGGCATGGCCGCTTGGCGGCGGCCAAACTGGCCGGATTGGAAGAAGTGCCTGTAGAGATACAGCACTACGAAACGCCGGAACATGAACGGGCCGATTTGATTGCCGACAACCATATCGCAGAATTGGCTGACTTGGATGACGACGCCTTGAAGCTTCTTATACGGCAAATGTCTGAATCAGGTGAATTCCCTCTTACTTTGACCGGTTTTTCCGACCGTGAAATTGATGATATGTTAAATGAGATTCCAGAGGACATTCCAGAAGATTTGAACCTTGAACGTGATGAAGCCGGTTCCACATCTCAGAACTTTGTCAAGTTTGGAACAATCAAAATTATCTTGAGCGAAGAAGAGGCCAGACGCTTCAAGGAATTCTATGATCGTTACCTCAATGATAACGGTAATGTGATGGGGATATTCACAGAATTGTTGAACAAGGGAGACAAACGGTATGCGAATTGAGTTCATTGAACGCTATCCTATTGCGGCCTTGACTCCGGCTGATTACAACCCCCGGAAACTGGCCGAAGATAAATTCCTGAAACTGCAAGAGAGTATCCGGAGATTCGGAGTCATCAAACCTGTTATTGTGAATGGAGATAACGGTATTTTGACTGCCGGACACCAGCGTACACGTGCCATGATAGCCCTGGGCATGACGCATTGTCCCGCGGTCAGAATCAACGGTATTACCCAGGTTGATGAAATCAGGTTCAACCTGTTCCACAACAGCGTAGAAACCAATAAGAGCAAAGCTCGCGTGTGCGGAAACCTTTCTGCAGGACAATACCATATTGTGCAGCCAGACCACCTTTCCTACGAAAAAAATGATAATGCGACCATCGTCTTTGAAATGGGCCGCCTTATCATGAAATATGGGGAATGGGGTTCCATCGTGTGCAATACACGGGGGGATGTGCTGCTGAATAGTGACTATGCCGTTGCCTCCAAGCAACTGAAACGTGAGGTCATTTGCTACGTGATCCGTGATGAAGACGAACAGGACATGCTTGAACTGCTGGGAATTGAATACGGACAGTATTACTATGATTCCCTGGGCGTAAAATCCTACAACCAGCTTCTGTGCCAGATGCACCGTCTCAACGGAGGCGGGAAACGTGACCTCAAATCGACAACATACGAACGATATGTGATTCCCAGGTTGCGTAAGGACATGCGGATTATTGATTTTGGGGCGGGCCGTTGTGCGTATGCTCAGATTTTGGCAGGAAAGGGATATCACATTTTACCTTATGAGCCACACTTCCAGAGGGAGGAAAAGCTTGATGTCCGTGAAGTAGTTCGTCAAATACGCCTCATTGAACGAGACATTGCCAGATCCGGACTATTTAATCTGGTCGTTTTGGATAGTGTTCTCAATTCAGTCGTCAATTCCAAGTTTGAGCATTACGTCTTGACTGCCTGTAATGCCCTGGCTTCCAAGAATGGCATGTTGATACTCGGCACGCGCAATAAAGGGTTTCTGGATAAGGCTTTAGACTACAAATACACGAACGCCCCAAGCCGGAACATTGAATTTCTTGATAAAGAAAACTTCTCTGCCACCTTCCGGGCCGGGGTATGGACCATTCAGCATTTCCACACCCACGCCACATTGAGGAAATTGCTTGAGGAATACTTTTACGACGTGGAAATCATTGGTGTAAGGTCTGCATCTCAGATTTATGCAATAGCCAAACGTCCGCGTAAGCTTGACGATGACAGAGTAAGGGAAGCTCTGGAAATTGAGTTCAACATGGAGTACCCGGGGGAATATCGCCATAACCAGCATAAGGGGCTGGTGGAGCTTATCATGACCCGTTTGAAAGGAGAGAGATAACATGAGAGCATTAGATTTTGGATTTGGATTGCTGAAAAACGTTTGGTCCATCAGGCCGGGGCAGAAAGCCCCCTTGCTGGATATTCTCATTCTCGTCGCCATTCAGAAGGGGTGTGTAACCAGAAAGGCTATTCTGTCAGATGTGCCGGTCAATGAAGGATCATTCTTCGGTTCCATCCGTTCCCTGTTGAGAAATGGCTTTATCACCCGCAAGGAAGATGGACGGCATCACGTCAATTACAGATTGACTCCGAAAGGGGAATCCCTGATTGCAAAACTCTATACCGTTACCAAATAATGGAAATCAAGATAGATGCCAGCGATTTATTGAACCAGCTTGATATGCTGGATGAGCGGGCACGTAAGGTCGATGATCTGACGGTAAGAGACATGAAACGTCGCGTGCCCGGCGCCGTCTCTGCTGCTACTGCCAGTGTGTACAGAATCAAAAAGAGTGAAGTGGCGTCATGCTCAGCCTACGCTTACGATCACACAGGGAGAGGGAGAAATGCCGGAAAGGCCCATGTTCGTACCAGTTTCCAAGGCACGACGATAGCCTCCTTTGCTGTAGCCTTCAAAGGCAGGAAGCATGCAGAGTGGAAGACTGCCCCCAAGAGACGGCCCAGGACAAAGATAACGGTCCGTAAGAACGGAGTACGGCGTAGAGTACCCAAGCCCTACGAGGTGACGGTTGAAACGTTCAGAGGGAAGCCAGCGGTCATCAAAGGTAAAAACGGGAACAGAGTATTTGTTGTGGATGGCAGGAATCGGGCATTCGTAGTTGGTAAGAGCAACCGCCCGATGGTTCATGCGTCCACGTCCGTTCCTCAGGCCATTACAAACAAGAAGGTCAAGGCTATATGGATGCCCAAGCTCAATCGAGACTTGGAGAGCCGGTTTTACCACCATTTCAACAGATTGATGCGGTGATGGGAATCGGAATGGTCAAGGGGCGGCGGCCGAGGGGCCAAGGTACTGTCCGGCAGCGTTGCTCCATGCGCTGGGCTCCACCCCAAATAAGGCGCATTTTTCAATTTTTTTTTCGTCGTTTGGTTCACCCCCCATGCGTCGATTTTCGGAAGAGAGGGGAAAAAGCACGAAATGCTGTTGAAACGGCATGAAACCGCTACAAAAGAGCATGAAAGAAGAGGCCACTAAATCCGAAGAAGCCGGGAAGGGTTACATTACGGCTGAGAAGCTTGCCAAGCTTCTTGACCTTTCCGTCCGCCGTGTTCAGGCATTGCGAGCGGACGGGGCGTTTGTGACCGAGGACACACCCATGGGAAAACGATATGTGTTCGGAGCATCCCTCGTTTCCTACATCAAGTACCTGCAGAACCGCCAAGAGACTTCTTCTCTGGAACGGCAGCGCCTTGAGGCGGAAGTCCGATGCAAGAAGGCCAAGGCGCGGATTGAGGAAATCAAGCTGGCCCTATTGCGTGGCGAAGTTCACAAGGCCGAACATGTTCGCACTCTCATGAATGGAATGGTCCAGGAAACGAAGGCTGCCTTCATGGCTATTCCTGGGCGCTGCGCGGTGGATTGCGCCGGAGCCTCACCGAATGAGGCAGCGATTATTCTGCGAAAAGCCATTTTCGGGGTATTTGAAGAGCTGGCCGCCCATACGTATGACCCCTCACGATTTTCAGACCTCATGAAAGAAGACGGAGACCAGATGTCCAACGGAGACGAAGAGGAGGAAGAATCATGAATTCCCGGGAGAAAAGACATCTTGCAGATCTATACAATGAAGCGGTGAGTCTGTGGCTGCCCCCGGAGGATCTCTCCGTTGACCAGTGGGCGGACAAGTACCGCCGTCTGGCTGGTGGATTATCTGCAGAAGCCGGTCAATGGAGGACGAACCGAACCCCCTACATGCGGGAACCGATGTGTGCCTTTTCAGATCCGAACATCGAGGAAATCGTTTTTGTGGCTCCTTCCCAGGTGGGGAAGTCGGAATTGGAATTGAATATCATTGCCTACATTATTGACCAGGACCCGGGAACCATTCTATACGTCCAACCGAGAAAGGAAGATGCCATGTCGTTTTCCCGTCTCCGCGTGGCTCCCATGCTGAAAGCATGCGATAAGATTCGTGATAAAGTGCGTGACGTGGAGAAGAAGGGGCGGGGAGCAACTTCTACTGTTTTGCAAAAGTCCTTTCCGGGAGGTATGCTGACCCTTGTTGGTTCCAATAGTGCGAGCGATTTGTCTTCTCAGCCGGTGCGCTACGTCATCGGTGACGAGCTTGACCGCTTTGCTTTAAGCGCCGGCAGAGACGGGGATCCATGGGAATTGGCAAAACGCCGTCAGAATACCTTTTACAACCGAAAGCGCGTTGCCGTTTCTACTCCCACAATCAAGGGGGCGTCTCAAATTGAATTCCTCTATACGCAGGGCACACGCGAACGGTGGAAGACGCGCTGCCCACGGTGCGGAGAATATCATGAGGTGCGCTTTGATGATATCCAGTTCAAGGCCAAACCGAAACGGATAGCAGGGAAGGAATCGTGGTATGTTGACGTTACTGGATGGAAATGCCCCGGATGCGGGGAAGTCAGCGAAGAACAGGAGGTCAAAAAATCAGATTCCCGCTGGGAAGCGGAGAATCCCGATGCCATTCGGAATAACCGTTGCCGGTCATTCTGGCTCGGAGGCTTTGCTTCACCTTGGCGCCCGTGGAAAGATATCATCCAGAATTTTTGCAAGGCAAAGAAAGATCCGGAACGGCTCAAAGTGTGGAAGAATACCGATGTGGGTGATTTGTGGGAAGAGAGGAATACCGTCGCCGATGAAACTGAATTGCTGAAACGGGCAGAGAAGTATCCGGAGAATGCAGACTTGCCGGGGGAACCTGGTTGCGGCCCCCTGATTTTGACGTGCGGCGTGGACTTCCAGCATAAATATGCCCAATATGAAATTGTTGGGTGGGGACACTATTATGAGAGCTGGGGGGTACAGTCCGGATATATTACCGGGTCTCCGGATTCAGACGAGGTGTGGAAACAGTTGGACAGTCTCATTTCCCGTCCCTACAAGTTTGCCAACGGCAGAGCTTTGCGGGTTGTCATGACTTTTGCCGACTCCGGCGACGGCAAATTCACGAATGAAATTGCACGGAGGTGCAAGGAAAGGCAAAAGGCCAATGTGTTTGCCGTAAAAGGATGGGGTACTCATGGGCGTCCCTTTATCACACCTCCGAACCGTGTACCGATTGCGGGCAACAAGAATAACACCTACATTCTTTATAATCTCGGGGTGAACGCCGGCAAATCCGCGATTATGTCTGCCGTCCAGGTTCAGGCTCCGGGGCCAAATTACATGCACTTCCCCGACGAGTCGAGAGGGTACGACATGGCCTATTTTACCGGGTTATTGTCAGAAGTGGAAGTGGTAGAGGGAAATGTGATGAAATGGGTAAAACTTCCCGGACATGAAAGAAACGAGGCTCTTGACTGCCGGAATTACGCACGGGCAGCGGTGAAGGTCATCAACCCGGATTTTGATGCATGGGAACGAGCGCTCCGGGATGCTCCGTCCAAGACTGTCAAGGTTTCTACTCCACGCCGTCCGCGGCGCTCATCTTTCAAAGATAGGCTTTTTGATTAGATATGATAGCTGTCTATATCAATGGCAAAAGTATCCATAATATAATTTTTTAAGTTTTTATAACAATCATCATGTACTTTAAAATATTTCCTGATCTTGATTATAATGTCATCAATCGGATTAGCTAATTCTGGATTGTCATTTTCAAATTGCGATGTTATATCTAAAATTGCTTTAGATTTTGTGGTGTACGAAGATATTGCTTCTCTACTATATGATAAGGTGCATTCGTATTCTTTGGGCATTAGGTTTGTGATATCTTCTAAATCTTCTACGTCTTCAAGCATGTTATATAGTAGATAAAAAACACCTTCGGATTTGAATTTTTTTAGATAAAAATCTCTCTTGGAGTATATATTAGCATCGCTGTATGATTTTAAATATATATCATATTCTCTTATAGTGTTTAGATAATCTTCTGCAATACCTTGAAGGTTTTTTCGACTATCAGAGTAATAATAATTATAGCATTTGAATAGAGATATTAATACTTCTATTTCATATTTGTTGTATATATTTAATTTTTTGTTGCAAAATTCTTGTAAATGAGGCCATTTATAAAAGTGATAGTATGAAAGTTCAAGGATTTGATTTGTATTATAATTGAAAACAAGATGGAATACGGCAGATGTTATTTTCAATAATTCATGCTTATCTAATAAATCTTGAGTTAGATATTTTTTATTTATTTTAAAAATATAATTGATGTTTTTTTGATTTAAATTATCTTCTGTTAATTTTTTTATATCTTCTTGCTTAATGTATAATTTGTTTTCTAATTGAATAATATTTGTTTGAGGCAGGGTATCTGCATTAGAAGTTTTTTCTGGATATTGGTTAGGCGTTAAGTATGGTGTTAATAGAGGTAATACTAGGGGAGTAATTCCTCCGATAGCATTCCAGTTTGGGTATTTTTTTCCACATCTTTTTTCTATAAATATTGTAATAATATAATTCCAAAAGGAAGAAGCTCGAATAGTTTTATAAGATATAAAAAATTCTAATATTACAACAAGTATAAGAAAAGATATTGAGATGCGCGAGGATATATATGAGATACAATACAAAAAAATTATAGCAGCAATAATAAGAAAATTTATTACAAAAAGAAGAGGAAATCTTTTTCTTTTTGATTTTATTTTTTTGTGCAGAGTGGAAGTCCTCATAAGAAGTAAAGTGTACAATAGTCGAATAAAATTTCAAGAGTGCTATTCATCTAAATACAGCACAGTATTGTTGCTTGCGGAATGACTGAGTCATATACACGTTGTTGTATTTTCCGGCGCCATCATGATTGCCGTAACGATGGCAACCACGCGCACCAGCAAACTCCGGGAACGCCTTGTTGAGTTGAATGAGGACAAGAGCGCCGTCAAACAGGCGATCAGAAATGTTTTGTCCGGCAAGGCGCAGAGCTACGGAATCGGTACACGCAACAAGGCTGCGTATAATATGTCCCTTGGGGAATTGAGGGTTTACCTCCGTGAAATTGAAACGGAGATAAGAGAGATTGAGCGTGAACTTTCCGGGGGTGGACGCAGATGCATTGCCTTTTTTGTCCCGAAAGATTGTTGAACATATGGGAAAGAAATATACAGCGAAGGTTCGGAAGCAGTTCAGGAATTACGGCTATGGAGATGCCGGAGCTTCCAAGACGCGCCGCGCCTTCAAGAAATACCACGCTGTTTCCGGCTCTCCCAAACAGGATATTGACCGTCACAATTCCGTCCTCCGCAGCCGGGCGCGCTCCCTTTACATGTCGGCGCCACTGGCGACTTCCGCCATCAAGACCTTGAGGACGGCTATTGTCGGGCCGGGGCTTTACTTGCATGCACAGGTGGACGGCAAGATGCTTGGCATTTCAGAAGATGAATCCAAGAAGCTGAACAAGCTTCTGGAAATGGAGTTTGAGTTGTGGGCGGCTGACCGCAGGTCTGCCTCCGTTTCCGGGTTAAGCGATTTTTACGAACAGCAGCAAATTGCCCTGATGGCCTGGAAGACATCTGGAGATACTTTCGCCCTGTTTGATGTAGGTGAGACTGATATTCTGCATCCCTACAGCTTGCGCCTGCGGCTGATTGAAGCCGACCGTGTTTGCACTCCGAGTACCACCAATGTATCCCCACTATCTACCTATGGGAAGAATACCGATACCGGTAATAATATTTATGATGGGGTTGAGGTAAATGAGAAGGGGCGTGTAGTCGCATATCATATTCGCAATACTTTTCCGGGTGAATTGTCAACTGAAACAGTAAAATGGGCCAGAGTTGAGGCAATCGGTAAAAGAACCGGAATGCCGAATATTCTCCACATCATGGATGCCGAACGTCCTGAACAGTACCGTGGTGTTACCAGTCTTGCGCCATGCATTGAGAATATCATGCAGTTGGGACGTTACCTGAACAGCGAAGAAGCCGCCGCCCTCCTGCAAACCTGCTTTACCATTTACGTTACAACAGAAACGGATGGTGACGGACCTGCCCTGAAACCTCAAGGTCTGTCTTCCGATGCCGACGAAGAGGGGGGCGATGAAGATGACCGGAATCCTGAGGATTATGAGATGTCTCCCGGTGGTGTAGCCTTCCTGCGTCCGGGAGAAGATATCAAGAGCGTTGACCCCAAGCATCCCACGAATAGCTTTGACGGCTTTGTCAGGGCTGTTGCTACACAGATTGGCGCCGCTATGGAGGTTCCGGTTGACGTGTTGCTCAAGAGCTATAATACGTCTTATAGCGCGGCCCGTGCTGCATTGCAGGATTTTTGGAAGAAGGTTGTGATTGACCGGATAGAGTTTGCTTCCACCTTTTGCAAACCCGTTTATGAGGCATGGTTCTGTGAAGCTGTTGCCAGCGGGCGCATTTCCGCTCCCGGCTTTTTTACCGATCCTCTGAAACGCGCCGCCTATCTGGCTCATGAGTGGAATGGCCCGTCGATGCCTCACCTTGACCCGGTGAAGGAGGCTACCGCCATGGAGATCATGGTTCGGAATGGCTGGAAGACGAATACCCAGGCAACAACGGAGCTGAACGGCGGAGATTTCAACAAGAATGTGGAACAACTTCTTCAGGAAATGGACCAATTCGCGCCCCTGCTTGTGATGATTTCCGAGGCAGTTTCTATCAGAAAGAGCTTGTCATCAGACAGCAGCAAGAAAGATACCGAACAACAACAAGAAAATGAATACACCACCTAAATTCTGGAACGTGGTTGCGGATGAAAGGTCCGATACCGCGGAGATCGTGCTTTACGGCGATATTGTTTCCCAGCAGCCCGTGGACTTCTGGACCGGACAGGCTATTGAAGGGAATTATATCACCCCGGAAGGCTTTCTGGACGATTTGTCCAAATGCAAGGGAAAGAACAATCTGACTATACGCCTCAACAGTTGCGGCGGGGATCTGTTTACCGGCATTGCCATTCACAATGCCCTGAAAGGGTTCAACGGCAAAAAGACGGTCATTGTGGAAGGGATTGCCGCTTCGGCCGCCTCCGTCATTGCCTGTGCAGGTGACGAGGTTCAGGTTTATCCCGGCAGCATCACCATGATTCACGGCGTTTCTACGTTTGTGTTTGATGCCCTGAATCTGTCCGACATGAAGAAGATGGTCAAGGCCATGGATTCCATGGAAAATGCCATTGCCGCCATTTACTCCGCCAAGACCGGAAAGGAAGTAGGAGAGCTCCGCAATCTGATTACGCGTGAGACCTGGATGACCGGCCAGGAAGCCATTGACAACGGATTTGCGGATACTCTTATCGACGGAGAAGTGGCGAACAAGCTGCAGCTCGTCGCCTCCGCTTCCGGAAAGTTTGTGTTGCAAGCCGGTGGGCATGTTCTGTCTTCCGATTTTCGGGCAGCCATACCGGATCGGTTCCATGTCGCCGTCATCAATTCCGTTCAATCGGAACAGACTGCCGAAGGAGATTCTTCCGAGGATGACCTTCAGGCAAAGTTGCTGCAGGCCGAGCAGGAACTTGCCGCTGCGAAATCCGAATTGGCTGCCCTGCAGGAGAAGATGGCAACCAGTCAGGAGCCGGACGCCAAGGTAAAGGAGGAAATTATTGCTCAGGCCATTGCTGAGGAACGCAAGCGCCTTTCCGACATTGAGGCCATTGCCAACGGTATTGACCCGGAACTTGTTCAGGATGCCAAGTTCGGAGAAACGCCTATGACCGCTCAGGAACTGGCATTCAGAGCCATGAGCTCCGGCAAGTTTTCCGGCGCCAACTTCCTCAATTCCCGCGCTGCGGATTTGCAGGATAGCAATACTGGAAGAGTAACCATTGCTCCCACAGGAAACGAGGCCGGAGGTAATTATACTTCCAGGCTGGCAGAGGCCATCAAAGCCGCCAACGAATCTACCAAACCCAAAAAATAAACCATAGAAAAACCATTAGTATGGACCCAAATGCAGTAACCACCATTGATCTCACAGATCCGCAGACCTTGATCGCCATGGTCCGCGGGTTGGAACCGGCGCCGAGCTTCCTGCTCGATACCTATTTCCCCTGTGACCCAGGCACAGATATTTTCCACAGTGACAAAGTGCTTGTGGACTATGATACCCAAAACAAAAAGCTGGCTCCTTTTATCAAGGTAGGCAGCGTCAATAGTGACCGGGATACGTTTTACACGGATGAATTTTCCCCGGCCCGTATCGCTCCTTCCCGGTTGTTGTCTGTCGATGACCTGAAGAAGCGAGGGTTCGGAGAATCCCTCTTTTCCGGTATGGCGCCAGACCAGCGCGAAGCGGCTATTGCCGGACGTGATTTCATCGACCTTAAAGACCGCATCCGCCGCAGAAAAGAGAAGATGGCCGCAGATTGCCTGACGGCGGACGGCTACGAATGCCAGTATATTGACAAAGACGGGAAGCCCACGGAGAAGAAGACTGTGGCATTCCACGGAGATGTCAATGACTGCCTTTATACGCCAGGCAAACTATGGGATGCCGCTGACGCCAACCTTTTTGGTGACTTGAAAGCCATGAGCCGCGTGCTGACGTCCAAGGGCTGTGCCGCCGCTGACGTGATCGCCGGCGCGGATGCGGCCGAACTGATTCAGTCCAATTCCTACATTCAAAAACTGTTCGACAACCGCAGATTTGAAATGGGTAAAATTGAGCCGAAGCTTCAGGAGTCCGGCGCTCTCGTGTTGGGATTCATGAACGTGGACGGCGTTCTTCTGCGCGTTATCCAGTACATGAAGGAATACGAAGACGAGGATGGAACCATGACTCCCTTCATCGCCCCAAGCAAAGTCATCATGACTGCACCCAATGCCGGAAAGACCCTGTATGCCTCCGTCACTCAAATGGATGAGCCGGGCGGTCCGTTCAACACCTACGCTGAAAAGTACGTTCCGAAGTATATTTCCAACCATGAAGACGATATTCGGAAGTTCATCCTGTCCAGCCGTCCGCTTCTTGTTCCCAAGAAGAAGGGATGCTGGGTGTGTGCCGACGTGCTGACGGCCTCCGCAGGTGCATAAGTCTTACAAATATTACCGGAAAGGAATAACGATTATGTTTATTATCAAGGTAAAAAGTAATTACGGGCAACACGAGGGAGGACGTGTCATTCTCCGGCGCCCGCAGGATCCTCCCTTTGAAATTGATCCTGACAAAGGGCAGGAATTGATTGACCGCGGCATTGCCGTATTGGTGTCTTCCTCATCTTTTGAAGATGAGGAAGAGCAGAAGCCGGATTTGCGTAAGCTGAAAGTGGCCGAGTTGCGTGAGCTGGCCACCAAGAGCGGCATTGAAAATGTGGAAACCATGAGGAAGGATGATCTGATTGCCGCGCTGGAAGCATTGGAAGCAGACATTCCGACCGTCAATCCCGAACACGGCATCGAATGAGCCTGAAAGCCGACATGAATGCCGATATCTCCGAAGTCTTCCTGAATCTGGAAGACTTCGGGGAACGGCATGTCGTGGATGGGAAAGAGATCATTGCCGTTTTCTATGATGAAGAGCTTATCCCGGGAAACCAGGATTACGGCCTTACCGTCAAAAAGCGGACATTGCAGGCGGCCACGGCAGACATGCCACAGCCGCAGGAAGCAGGATCAACGCTTGAAGTTGACGACCGGGTGTACCTGGTCGCGGCATGGCGTGAAGAACTTGGGATGTCCGTGGTTTCACTCACGGAAAATATCTGACGATTATGACAACACAAAAAGCTCTCGATGACATTGCACAATGGCTACGTGACAACGTGGTCAATGATCTTGAGTTCAAGGTTCCCCCGGAACTCAAGTCAAGCAATGCGGCCAAGTATGCCTACAATATGGGGCATCCAACCGTTTTCACGATTTTCACTCCGCCTGATTCTTCCAAATCCGAGAAGGAAGATTACAAGGCACCGAGTATTATCGTGCAGCTTATCGAGGGAGAACATGATGTCGTAAAAAGGTCCGGGTCTCTGGATGTTCGCCTGATTCTGCAGGTGTGGAATCCCGGCCAACACACGCCGGGCAAGTTCACGCCAAACGCCGAGGGATGGCGGGACCTTGTGTCTTTCATTGACCTGACGAGGGATCGCCTTGAAAGAGCCGTCATCATCAACGGCCACCGTATCAGGACGGATACCCTGACTTTTGGACCCATGCATGAAAACAGGGTACTGATAGACCATTATCCGTTCTTTGTGGGGCACATTTCTTTTTCCATCGACTTTCACAGTTCCTCTTCTGATTTTTTAACAAACTTATCATTATAATATTATGGCTACTACATACCTACACGGCGCGTATGGAGGCATTGGGGCGACCCAGGCCAAGAGCGCGATCCAGTCCGGGACGATTCCCGTTTATTTCGGGACCGCTCCCGTCAACCTCGTGAGGGGATATGCCGATTCCGGCGTCATCAATACCCCCGTGAGGCTTACCAATTTCACGCAGGCCCAGGCGGTTTGCGGGTATTCGTCAACCTGGGCATCTTACACGCTTTGTGAGGCTGTGAGCGCCCATTTCAACAATCCGCTGGGAAATTGCGGACCTATTTACATCATCAATGTTCTTGATCCCGACAAGCACCGGAAAGCGGAACAAGTGGAGAAGGTTCTCACGTTCACGAATGGTCGTGCCGAGTTCATCAGCGACGCAATCATTCTTGATACGTTTGCCTTGGCCGATATGGCCGAAGGAACGGATTATTCCCTTGATTACGATTTTACACGTTCTTGCGTGATTGTGACCGTGAAGGACCGCACGAAGACGACGGTGAATGCCACTTATCACGTTGTGGACAGCTCTGCCGTTACGGCAGAAGATATCATCGGCGGCGTGACGTCCGGAGGGGAGTATTCCGGAATTGGAGCTCTTCCCCTCCTTTATGCTCAGGAATTTCAGGTTGCGAATTTGCTGGCCGCCCCCGGGTGGTCCCATATTCCAGCCGTGTATAATGCCCTGATTACCGCCAGCCAGAAGATCAACGGTCATTGGATGGCTTTCGTGGCGGCTGATATCCCCTTGGAAAATGCAGGAACCATAGAAGCCGCCAAAGCCTGGAAGAAGGCAAACGGGTACACATCTGAATATTCCAAGGTGTTCTGGCCCCAGGCAAAGACCAGCACCGGAGAGATTTACCATCTTTCCACACTGGCCGTTTGGGTGATGCAGATGGTGGATAATGACCACGATGGCGTTCCCGGCGAGACCTGTTCCAACAAGGCGGTGCCGGTCATTTGCCAGTATTTCGGCGATGGTGCCAAGAACAGAGGTTTTGACCAGGAGACGGGGAATGCACTCAACGAAAACGGCATCTCCACCGTGGCGCCATTCAACGGGAAGTGGGTTCTTTGGGGCGGCCATACGGCAGCCTATGCGTTCGGGGTAACGTCCGATGCCCTCCATATCTTTGACACGAATATCCGGATGCTGGAACACATCGTGAACAGCTTCCAGAAGGAATGGGCACCAAGGGTTGACAAACCGATGACTATTCAGCTTCGGGACGAGATCATTCACCGGGAAAATGACAAGCTGGCCGGGTATGTGGCCCAAGGATACCTTGTCGGGAATCCGGAGTGCATTTTCCTTCCGAGCGAGAATGCCGATTCCGACATGATGAACGGAGATTTCCGCTGGAACCTGTCCGCCACGCCCACGCCACAGTTCAAGAGTGGCACCATCTCCGTTTCCTACACGGATTCCGGTCTGTCCGTTTATTCAGCATAACACTCAATATAATATAGAAAGGATTACTATTCATGAAGTTTCAAGAATTGAAAGGGGCTTGTATTGCTTCCTCCGTTTACGCGAAAGGGGAACAGATAGGGTACAATATCCCCATCAAGCTGCCTGAAGTTACCCCCGTTATAGTAGAAATCCAGGCGGCTGGCGGCAAACTGGAATTGCCAGTCTGGCAGCAGGTGGAGGCTATGGAGGCATCCATTACCAAGACAGGCGTCAGCAAGGAATTCCTGGAATCCCTTACTCCGGAGCCGTTTGATCTGATTTCCAATGTCGCCCAGCAGAGCGTGTCCGCTGACGGTACCAGTACCGCCCAGCATATCAAGGCGTTCATGCGCGTGATTCCCAAGTCGGCACCCGGAGTGGAGATTACCGCGGGAGAAGCCAGCGAAAACGAACTTCCGTTTACTGTCCTCTCCTATCAGCTTTACGTGGACGGAAACAAGTATCTGGACATTGATGTCGTCAAAGGCGTGTGCTGGATCAACGGCAAAGACTACTCTGAAAGCATCCGCAGCATGCTTTAATATCAACAATTAACCATCAACACACCATATTATGGAAAAAATAGAATTACAGTATCCGTTTCAGATCAACGGTCAGGATATCCGGGAAATTGAATATGATTTCGGGGAGTTCACGGCCAATGATTATTTCACCGCCATGAAGAACCGCCGCGGATATTCTCCTGAGGTCACTCCCGTGAATGACTACGGAATGAATTATTCGATTGGCGTGCAAGTCATTCTGGCGAGCAATAAGGGGAAGGGATGGACCGTGGAAGACTTCGACCGCCTCCGGGGAAGTGACGTTTCAAAGGTCATGCTGGTTGGTCTGAATTTTTTTGGAGCCACGCCCGAGGAGCAAGCGAACGAGACCTCCGAAGGGCGATCCGAATCTACTCCGAGCGATTCCACGCTACCCGAAAAGAGCTGATGGAAATGCCTCTCGTTGATTTCTGGACGGAGTTTCAGGAAGCCGCAGAAGATGCCGAGAAGGAACGCCAGAAGGCGGAAAAACAGAACGCGCACCGGCGTAAAAAAAGGAGATAGACCATTATGGCGCGGGAAAAGACTATGAAAGCGACCGTAAGCATCGGCGGGGTAATTCACCCGTCTCTGCAACGGACGCTTTCCCGTGTCCATAAAAGTGTTGGATTTCTGGTGTCCAAGTACAAAGCCCTGGGCGCCATTACACTCACGGGGGCGGTTGCCGGTGTAGCCTCCCTCGGCGCGATTACGGCAAAGTCCGTTGGTCAGGCCATCGAACTTCAAAAAGAGATGTCCAATGTGGCAACCCTTTTGGACGGCGATGTTCACAAGAGGGTTGGAGAGCTGCAGAAGGATGTTCTGGATCTTTCCGACACGACATCCGTTTTTACGAGCGACCTGACCAACGGACTTTATGAAACCATTTCCGCTTTTGGGGACAACGAAGAGACGATCAAACGGGTGGGCATTGCCGCGAAAGCCGCGAAGGCCGGGAATGCAACCACCATTGAGAGCATTCGTTTGTTGTCTGCCGTTACAAAAGGGTATGGCGATACCTCCGCCGCCGCTATGGAAAAGGCGGCAGACATGTCTTTCCAGATTGTCAAGCTGGGTCAGACTACCTTTCCGGATCTGGCCGCCAGTATGGGACGTGTAGTGCCGATGGCCGCAGCCATGCACATCAAACTGGAAGAGTTGTCCGGGGCGTATGCTACGTTGACAGGCGTGACTGGTGGCGCTGCCGAAGTGTCAACACAACTCCGAGCCGTCATTCAGGGGTTTGTGAAGCCAAGCAAGGAAATGGCAGCAGCCATCAAGCAATCCGGCTACAAGAGCGGTCAGGCCATGCTCCAAACGCTGGGTCTTCACAAGTCATTACTCCTACTCAAAAAAGGTTGTCGCGGGAATGCCTTGGCCTTGACCAGTTTATTCGGCTCCGTTGAATCCGGAACTGCAATTTTGGCCCTCGTTGGTGCTCAGTCCGACAACATGGCTGCCAAAACAAAGGCCATGTTTGAAGCTTCCGGGATTGCAGAGAAAGCCTATACGGCACAGATGGATAATTTCGCTGCCAAATGGGCGAAGATTGTCAATATTGCCAGAAATTTCATGACCAAGATAGGGATAAAGATTCTTCCCCTCTTGGAACGCATGGCTGATAAAGCTCTGCCGCATGTCATCAACTTGTCAGAAAAGTTGGTCAAGGTTCTGGATTCGGCAGGGGAATCCATTACCAAGTATCTTGAAGAGGTGGATTTTGAGAAAGTCATTCATGGACTTAAAGATACCTACAAATTTGTTGTCAAGAACTGGAAGTTTTTCGTCGGAGTATTTGGCGGCGCTCTTGTTGTGGCTATCGGTGCTGCCGTCGTCGCCATCGGCTGGATTCCCTTTGCTATTGCCGGTGTAGTGGCTGCCGCTGCATGGCTGTGGAATAGTTGGGATGATATCTGCGGCTGGATCAATGACCGTATCAGCAGCGTTGTAAACTGGTTCCAGACAAATATGCCGGGGCTCGTCGGCGTCATGCAGCGGGTTTATGAAGGCATCAAGGAAGTGCTGTCCTGGTTGTATGAGAGGTTCCGCGTGGTGTTTGATGCCGTTTTGGCCGTCGTGAAAGTGATTGGGCCCCCCATTCTGGATTTCATCAAGGCGACGTTGAGTGTCGTTCTGCAGCAGGTGGAGGTTTACATCAAGAAGGTTATTGCCTGGATTGAACGGATATGCACAGCTTTCAATAGAGTGTATGATGTAGTGAAGCCTCTATTCCCGCTGATTGGCCAGATGCTGGAAACGGCATTCAGAAATTCCATTCAGAGAGTCATCGACATGTTGAAAGTGCTGATGAAATGGATTCAGAATGTGTTTGCCAAGATCAATTCCATGATCGAGAGCGTTGCAAATATACAGCAAGCTGTTACTGGTAAGGTAAAAGGATGGTTCGGATTCGGTGGTGAATCCATGCCGGCCAAAGCAGCCGGCGGTTTTACGTCCGGACCGTCTATTTGTGGAGAGGCAGGAACGGAGGCTGTTATTTCCTTTGATCCCCGTTACCGGGCGGCCAACCAGGGATATTTGATGACTGCGGCGGAAATGCTGGGGATGGATGTTGCCACCCCCGTGTCGGAATCCAGACAAAGCGTTGTGAACTACAACGTAGGAGGCATTACTTTTTCCCCCGTTATCAAGGCCGGGGAAGGAACCAGCAAGCGTGATATTATCCGGCAACTTCGTGAAGTCATGCCCGATTTGATTGACATGATTGAAGACGGGTTGAATGAAAGGAGCAAGGGACGATATGCCTGACGATTATTCCATTTACACAGCCCGAGGGGGTGAGACCTGGGACAAAATAGCTTTTGATGCATGGACGGAGGAAGCTCTGATGCACGTGCTGATTGCCGCAAATCCGGATTTGGCCCATATCGTCATTTTTGAAGGCGGGGAGAAGGTGCGGATTCCCGTCATGGATGAACCTCAGAATACGGAGTCCCTGCCTCCGTGGAGAAAGGGGGAATGAAATGTTCGGAGCTCAAGTAACATGGCAGCTTTTTCCTTTTGGCCCCATCCTGGGCCATTTTCTGCCAGTTTCAGATTTTGAGGCTTCTGCAGGCATCAAGATCGAAGAGGATACTGAAAATGGTATGTCCCGTGTAACGGGGCGGGAATTACAAACGTGCGGTTTTTCCATCCATGTTTCCAAACTGACGGGTGGGAATCCCTGGCTGACGTTTGAAGCGTTGAAACGCCTGAAAGGAGTGAGTGCTCCCCTCTACCTGAGCAGTGGCGCCGCCTGGAGCTTGTCCAATTCCGTGCTTGATACATTGCAGACATCCGACTGGCGTCAGGCTCTTACCTTGAACGGTGCGATAGATCTGGCAAAAAGTCTGTTTTCCGGCACGTCTCTTGGAGGCGTTTCGTTCATGCTGACGGACGTTTCTTGGGAAGTAGGCATGATCGGGAAGGATGGAGAGATCATTGATGCCATGATTTACCTTTCTTTCACGGAAGATGCCGGAGAGCGGCAATCAGGCGGTTTGCGCGTATTCATCAATGATGATGATATTACGTCCAGTATTTCCGTCACAGGGTGCATTTATGAGATGCACGCCGAAGGGGAAGCCGATTCCCTTGAAATACATTTTGCCGATACCAAACGCCGATGGGTAGGTTGGAAACCGAGCAAGGAAGGGGATACCGTCAAGATTACAGACGGAGTGGTCAATTCCGGTGTGATGTTCATTGAATCTCTCAAGCCTTCTTCCGGAGAATACACTTTGCGGGCTTTCAGCGTGCCGAAGTCGGCTACAAACAAGAAGAGCCGGAGCTTTGAAAACATGTCCCTTCCCCAGTTGGCCGCTACTGTAGCCCGGGACAACAAACTTTCCGTGAAAAATTACGGCGTGAGCGATATCAAATACCCGTATGTACAGCAGCGTGGGAAGTCTGATTTGGCTTTCTTGCACGAACGGTGCAAGTTTGCCGGGGCATCTTTCCTTGTCTATGACAAAACGCTGTGCCTATATGATGAGAAGACCATGGAGAACCGGGACTGTGCCAAGATTTTGACATTGGGGCCGACCGTAGAGACCAAGTTCACGGATGACGCCCATACGGCCTACAGCTCTGCCAAGATACGGAATTCCTCTTTTACCGGAACCGGCGCAGATGGAGATGTGAAAACGGGGAAGGAACTGGTCACGACCATTTCCGAAATGGCATCTACTCAGGCTGTCGCCAACCGGATATCCCAGGCCATTCTCCGGGATGCCAATAAGAAGAGCCGCCGTGGGGAGGTGTGCATGAACACGCAACGGGAGTTGGCAGCTGGAAGCGTTGTCCAGATTATTGCCAACGGATGGATGGGACCTGCCTTTATTTACCGTTGTCGCCACGACCTGAAAGCCAAGAAGACGCGTTTCTGGATCAGGAAACCTCTCTCATATTGACGACTATGAACGTACAGAAGGGAAAAATCCACAGTATTATTGATGGCAGGAAGGCCCGTTGCGTGCCTGATAATGATCCTGGCATTGTGACTCATGAACTGGTGATTCCGTTTTACTGGCGAGAGACGATGGGGAATATCCGCGTTGGAGAATCCGTCTATTATCTGGAAGATGAATCCATGGGAGGATACGTCATAGGAAGATGTGACGGTGAATGGGACGGAACCATCCGGGGAAGTCTGACGGTGATGGAGGATGTGACCGGAAAAGGTGTCAGTCTGGCCGAACATACGCATACGGATTCCCAAAATGGAGAGACTACATCTCCGAAATAGATTACATTACTTATCTTTTTTAGATTTACCATAAAATCCATTAGCAAGTTCAAACGCCTGGAAGAGTTCTTGTGCCGGACTTACACATTCTTTTTTATTGAGTAAACGGGTAGGATTTTCTCCAAAATTATTTATTGCTGTGCGAAGGAGTTCTCTTTTCATTTCTGTATCATGTTCTACTTCTTTTTTATATCCCACAAATGACATTGCTGAAGTTGTCTTAAATGCATAATCTTCTGCAATCTTATTAACATTAGCATATTGGCGTGCTGCGAACCAAGTCGCCCATACTATGGGAATAATAATATAAATTTTAATAAAAATATGTTGTATAATTGCTTCTATCGAAATAGGATTGTTAGATGTTGATATTTCAAATGTTGATACAAAATGAAGGGATGCTAAGATTATTAATGATAATCCGGAAAAGAATATTAATAAAAAAATAATTTTAGATTTTTCAAGTTTTTTCTGACGTTTTAAGAAAGCTTGTGCGAGACCTATTTGAGCTGCTCCTTCTAGTTGTTTATCTATAGTTTTTTGTGTTGTTGACAGCTGGTTTTCTAATTGAGAATATAGTTCATGACAGGATTTTTTTAACGAATCTAATTCTGCTTTTTCATTTTTATATATATCTAATATATCGTTATATCTATTGTTGGGTGGTAGTTTAGAGAGTATTATTTGAGATATAGTATTTATATTTTCAGATGTTATTTTTTGATTTGCTAAACTTAATGTTGTTTTATATATTGTATTTATAATGATAGTATTTATATTGCTTTTTCTTGTTTTTAAATTTGATATTATTCTTTTTGTTTGATTTAAATGAGTGAGTAAGTAATCGCAAAATTGAATATCTCGAAAATTGTTGTTTTTGAAATTTATAATGTTTTCTTTTATTAATTCTATATTACTGTCAATTTCAGAAAAAATATGATCATTGTTTTCCATGGCGATTTATGATAATACTTGGTATTTTTTATCAGTCAAGTTGGAATGAGTAATTCTGAAGTGAGTAATATACACGTTGTTGTTCCGCTGTGATGGATTCAGGCTTGGGACAATGATTGGGTTTTGGGGGACACATGTTTTTGAAGTTTCAGAGCGGACAAATAGCCCGTTGCTGGACGGCATGAGGCTTGATTCCAGTCTGGAAGTGGAACAGCAGGAATCCACGGAAGCCCAAAATCCTCTTGATGTGAAAGGAGGCGACCAGCCGCAGAGTTTCGTCGTGTCGACCATGAGCAGCATTCATGCCGGTGGTTTGCCTCCGATTACGGAGTATAATTCATGGGTACGTGACCTTGGAAAGTCCATGCCATTTATCCTTGGAAACAGGATTTACGGTCCTGTCCGGTCTATCCTCATGAAGGTGGATATTACTAATTGCGTATTTGGACCAACGGGTGAAATGATGTCCTGTGATTTATCTTTGGAGTTTATGGAGGACAAGCCCCTTTCCGTAACCGGGAAAGACGTCAAGGAACGCAGGAAAGGCCCCTCCAAGGGGGAAAAGAAGGCCAAAAAAGGAAGTATGTCTTTCGCTTTTACAGATGCGGACAGAGCTGAGGCGAAGAAATTACAGAAGGAGGCCGGAATTAAATGAAAAGTTCAGGAAATGGATTGCCTCAACTTTGCCTTGTCAACCTGTTCAGGATGACGCGTGGAGAAGTGCGATTTGATGTATTGCGCGGCATGGACAGTTCCATCACGGACAAACCAGAGACGGCCGCTCGTCCGTTGCTGATTGCGGAAGGGTACTGGCTGGCCGCCCAGTATGAACCTCGGATATCGTTCAACGGAATTGATGTGGACGGTATGCCCGAATTGGGGAATTACGATTTAACGGCAAACGGAACCATCTAACAATATGCAGGAGGAACCCATCAATTTTACCGATATCGACGCTGGGAATCTCAAAGATAACCTGTTGGCACAGATGGAAAATGCCACGGGTGAATTGCTTTATCCCGGAGACGAACGGAGGATTTTTGCGGAGGGTATGGCATATGCTCTTTCTGTCCTGGTATCCAGTATGAACGAAGCCTGCAAGTCACGCCTGTTGACCTATGCTAGGGGTAAGGTTTTGGATGCGCTCGGTGAACGTGTCGGGTGCAGCCGATTATCTCCAACGCCGGCCAGAACCATTCTCAAGTTTTCGCTGGCTGCTGAAAGAACGGTGCCGACGATTATCCCAGCGGGAACACGATGCACAGCAGATAACACGATATATTTTGCCACAGATTCAGCGGCCATGATACCTACCGGAGCTATGACCGTGGAAGTGGCGGCCACCGCTACGGAGGGAGGGATAAAGACAAACGGCATACCTGCAGGGGGAGTTCAGACGTTTGCTGATGATGTACCGTTTGTGGCCGGGGTTGTCAACATTGCAGAGAGCGCAGGAGGGGATGACGGGGAGCCTTACCCGTCTGCCATTGATCCGGTAAATGGGGATGATGGAACCGGTGATAACCATTACCGGGAACGTATCAGGCTGGCGCCATCAGGATTCACGACAGCAGGCACAGCCGGAGCTTATTCTTATTTTGCCAAGTCAGCGAGTGCCAATGTGGCTGACGTGAAAGTGATTTCCGAGCAGGAGGCCGGAACCGTGTTGCTTGTCATTTGTGAAGCCCATGGAGCAGATCCCTCAGAAGCCACTCTTCAAGAGGTCTTCACCGCCGTGACTGCCGATGATGTCAAGCCGCTGGGAGACAAGGTGAGCGTATCAGGACCTTCCCCCATCGAATATGGCATCGAACTGACTTATTACTGTTCCAAGGCTGAGGAATCGGAAACTGTTCAGGCCATTGAAGGGGCAGGGGGGGCCATTGAACAATACCGCGAATGGCAGAATAGCGTGATAGGGCGCGATATCAACCCGGACCGGTTGAGAGCCTACCTGCTGGATACCTGTATTCGTGTGGATGTGAAAGCTCCTGTTTTCACGTCCGTTTCCGATTTGCAGATTCCCCGCTGGAATGGACGAATCAATGTGTCCCATGTAACCATTGAAGAATGAACCTGGAAGACATAGATATCAAGAAACTCCTTCCCCTGTTCATGCGAGCGGGAGAGGATAATTGCGCTCTGGCTGATGGATTGTCCGAAGTGTTGCAGCCGCTTGCTCAGCAAGTCAAAAGGCTTTCCACCTGGGACCAGTTAGGCATGCTGGGGAACGCTGAACTTGACGCTCTGGCGGCCGAGCTGAATATCTTCTGGTACAATTCCGATTACTCCCTTGAGCAAAAACGAGCCACGATTCTCAATTCCGACAAAATTTACATGAAGCTCGGAACCGTAGGGGCCGTGGCTGATGTGGTGAATGATATCTTCGGAGGGGCGCGCGTTGAAGAATGGTTCAATTACGGCGGCCAGCCCCATTATTTCCGCATTATTGTAGATAATCCAAGCTCCATGTCCAAAGAGAATGAAGCGAAGTTTTTGCAGATCCTTGAGCGTGTGAAACGAAAATCCCAATGGCTGGAAAAGGTAGTCAATGAGATTTTGGCGGGCATCCCGATGTATATTGGGGCAACCGTGGCCATCCATAAATCATTGAGCGTGCGGGTAGACGTATGGCAGGAACACACGCCGGACATTGGAATCAATGCAGGATTGGCTTTTTCTACACGTCAAGCCGGTTCCGAATCTCCTAAAATTTATATTAAGTAAATTATTATCAAAATATTATGGCATCTTTTCAGAATATGGTAATCACCACCGCAGGGTTAGAATTGCTTCAAGATTTGATCCTTGAAGGCGGGACGCCATTGACTTTTTCCGGAGTAGGCGTTGGAGATGGTTTGTTGGAGGATTCCGATATAACGGCCAAGACTTCCCTTGTCCACGAAGTTCACCGTCTTCCCATTGAAAAAATCGAAAAACAGGAAGGAGGGCATATAAGGGTTTTTGCGCGGTTGGCTACCGACATTATTACCACCGATTTCTATCATAGGGAATTGGGGGTATTTACTAGGTACGGCGAGCAAGAGATTTTATTTGCATATGGGAATGCTGGGGATGATTACGATTTTATTCCGGCGACGGGAAACAATGCCTCTATTTGTAAAACCATTGTGACGGAATTCACGGTAGGGAGTATGAAAGCTGTTTTCCTTCCTCTGGATTCAAAAGATTTTGTTACTCACGAGGCGATGAATGCTCAAGTTGAGGAAGTAATCACCCGAGAAACGAGGAAAGTTCTCAAGGCTATCCCGCAAGTGGATGCCGCGGGCAATATGACGCTGGCCGGAGGTCTTACGGCGGCGGGGGCTATTAACGCCAACGGCGGCGTCAACATCCCGCTGGCTGTGGGCGCGCCGACGGATACGTCAGCGGTCAATCGCCTGCATGCCGCAGGCTTGGCCGGAGTGACGGACATTTTTTCCCAGCACGCCTACCTCAACACGGGCAGCATTACGGCGACAGGGACGGCGGCAACTACCGCTTTCATTCCCGGCCAGTATGCGCAGGTTAGAGTGCCT